GTGTTGATATTCTAACATTAGAATTCAATATTATCTAGGAACTTAAGTTTTTATTCACATTTATTCATCAGCATCAAACCAAGAACCAAAGATGCCATTATCTCCGGGATTACGATTTTCAAGCTTATCAAGTATTACATCAGTATGGATAACTGATTCTATTTTACCAATCATATCTGCAATAGTGCTGCAAACCATTGGTCTTTCTTGCCTTGCCGCAAATGCAAGTGCATTACGAAGTGATTGTTCTGCTTCTTTGAGTGATGCTTCGACTGATTCTGAGAGTGCCATAATTAGTTTTCTGTTGTTAGTGGTTCAATTTTTTCCATTTCATTCCATATCTTCTCAAAGTCGTCAAAACTCCATTCATCATAAGTTTCCGGAGAATCCCAAAAATTCTCCCAATCTTGTGGGGAATTTGTAACGTCTTTGATGTTACCCATTTAATCCATCCTTAATTGCTTGATTTACAATTTCTTGAATTTCCTTACTTGTCTTACCATTTAAGAACTTCCAATTAGGATCATCTTTGTCCCATTCAAGACTAAAGGTTCCGTCTTTATTCTGGTCTACTTTCAGACTGTCTTTCATTTTTCTTTAGTCGTTTTCTAAGCATTTTAGCATATGCTACTTCTTCTTGAGAATACCATTCAGGATGTTTTTTAGATCTTTTGATGATTTTTTTGGTTGCTTTTTTGTCGGATAAATCCACTTTGAGATTTTTTTAGATGTTTTAGGTATTTAACACTTTAACATCCATACATTAGAGTTTACCACTAACTATACCACTATTCACCACTCTAGTGCTACCTTCTGGCCAACCTTCTTGCTCACACTTAAGGTGCCATCGTGTCATAATAGTCACATTTTCTTTAATGCCACCAGTGAGCATTTTACGACCATCTTTTGTCATAGAAGAAAACAAACCGTAACGAGTTGCCCAAACATAGAAACACTCGTCAATAAGTTCGGCACCTTCTGGTATAATAACCTCTGATTGAGTATCAGTCTGAATCATTATTCTCTTCCGGTGGTTTTTTATTAAATCCAAAAGGTCCTACTTTAGTTTCAGATCTTTTCTTCATAACAACACCAGCAAGAGACTCCATAATTTTAAGGATGTCTTCTGCCTTAGCACCTTCACCAAGTTCTTTGGCAACATAGAAATACTTATCAAAGAACTCTTGACTGTGCTCTTTGTAATCTTCAACGGTAATTGGTTGGTCTTTCATTTTCCTCCTGTATCATAGTTTAGTTGATCATCTTGCTCTTTGAGTTTAGCAAGTCTCACTCTATCATGAAGTTGTTTGAGTGCCTCAGTAACCTCAGGAGTTTCTTCCCACTCCCAACTTTCACCACCCTTTCCAGTAAATTCTTTTTTAGTCATGGATTTAAAGTTTTGTATACAGCAGAGATGCTCATATGCCCGTGAATGTATCCTGCAAGGATTATAGCAAAGACGGACAGAAATATCAAGCCCATTGCGATTAGGTTAGGCAACGGTGAGATCATTAATTGTGTATTTGTTTTTTCTAAGTTTGTATCGTTTGATGTATGCTTGTCTGTGTTCATCACAATCAAAGTGGCAAATTCGATCTTCGTTTCCGTCCTTATACTCTAATCGATAAGGGAATGCTTTAAATGGATGCATTTCTTCAGGTGTTAGATTCTTTTTCTTGGGAGTTTTTGCTGAACTCTTTACCTTCGCTTTGCGAGTTGTAGTAGTCTTCTTTGCTGGCATTTTTCTCAATCATTTTTTCATGTTGTTGAGCACCTAAGTTGTCTAGAAAATCATTAATCATTTGAAACCTTTTGTTTCTTGTTTATCTATTACATCAATATGAGAGAGAAAAGATGATGGAGTATTCCACCAGACTGATTGTGCTTCTCCCCATGATTCTACTGTAAGAGACATACCATCAGTTTTTACGATTTTATAGTGATGTCGATCATAAGGTTCACTGGATGTTTCTCTGAAGAACAATGGGTCGGAGGGATCAATTAAACTCATGGCATTTTCATAATTTGGGTTGTAACTTCTTGATGTCTTAGATACAATTTAATAAAGCATCTAGCCATTTCTTTCATTGTATCAAGATCTTCACAGTTCTCAATTTCTCTGGATAGTTTTTCATATTCAAAGAGTTTAGATGTGGTCTCTAATTGTATGCTATCTGGATCCATGTCTTTTAGATATTCTAAACTACTATTTACCCCAGAATCTTTCAGTTCAAAGCATACTGAGTTAAACCATCCCTCCTTATTGTAAAGTTTGATTTTCGTATGTTGAGAACGAACATCCACTTTTTCAATAATATATTCTTTACCAATTATAAGATAGGAAGTAGGATCATCATTATTTCCCCATCTTATCTGCTCTTGGGAGCATCCTGTATACTCTACAATATTATTCTTTTCCATTTGTAATCATGCGATCTATTGCGATTAAAGTATCATAAGGAATCCATGCAGGATTTTCATCATCAAACTGAACCTGAACTTCTTTCACACTCTTTTCTAAAAACTTAGAATAAGAAGTTCTGGTGTTTTTTACATAGGAGATTGGATTAATCATATTATTTAAACAAAGGAAAGAGAGGGGGGAGCAATATCATAGTATCCCATATTGTACCAATAACAATCAATCAATCTCAATTTTTCAGTAATCGTATTTTCTTTATTATGAGGATCGAGTGCCGTAAAATCCTCACAAATTCTCACAATCTCTTGTGGAACCTGTATTTTTGTCCATGTGTTAGGATCATCAACAAAAACTGGTATCATACTACAACCTGTTCCCATGCTTTCTTAAAGTTTTTATCCCAGTTTTCAGTATAAACTGGAAGGAAAGAGTTTAGTGCATAACAAATATCAACAATTTTCATTTGATTTTGTTCATCTACAGCCTCTTGCAATTCATCCAACATAAATTCTACCGTAGAAATTCGGGAAAATGATTGCTCAAGATTGTTCATGACTGTCCAAGTTTCATCAGGCATCAGGTTTCTCTTGTTTATACCCATATTCTATCACAATTTCCTTGTGTGTGCTCACTTTATCTGATAAGGATCTCTGATGTATCTTGTAGTCATGACCTTCTTGTCCCAGTTCTTTTGCAAACTGATGCAATAAGTTCCAATTTAAGTTCTGATCCATTGCTTCAATGCAACTTGTGTTATATTTAACACTATGGATTTCTCGGGTCAATACCTAAACTTTCGAGGTAGTCAATCCACCAATCAGCATCCTTCATATACTTCCAATTGGGGACTGATTTGCCTTGTTCTACAGTATAATACTCATATAAAGCATCATCTATAATCTGTGCGGTCTCCATATTCTTCTTCCTCCTCATCAACATCCGCATATGCATCTGCCACATATGGTCCGTGTGGTTTTTTGGATTCTGTTCGGACATAATTCTGTTCTTCGTTAACAGCTGCAATCCATAACGAGAGTTTCATAATAATCCAAATTAATGCCAGAGGTAAAAAGCAAGCAAAAAGGATTATAGGTTTCATACAAATATCCCATTCTCACTCATATATTGAAGTGTTTCTTTCATGCTACCAATATGCTGATAACCGATTGATACTTGAGGATATGTTGCCTCTGAACCAAATTCTGACTCAAATGCATTATCATCAAAGTCAACACCTAAAACATATTCATGAAAATCATTACCAAGAAATTTTATGAGAGATGCCATTCTCTCACACTCCTGACTTCCGTTGCTGTAAATTACTGCCTGCATTTTAATCTCTTTGCCTCCAATCGTCTCTTTTTTCATGATTAAACCAATCTGCAATCTCATCGGCAGATCCAAATCCCGTCTTATAATTGGATGGGTCCGGGTCACCTAACCCCATCCTATTCATAAAATCATCCATACTACCTTCCTCAATGTTTTGTGAAGATTGTCTTCTTGCTTTTTTCAACATTTCATAGGCAGTTGTGTTTGCTTTCGCAAGTTTCTGTGCCCATACCATATCATCAAGTTTTACCTCTTCGTTATTTGCAATACATTTACAAATAAATTCTAACCGAAGACGGTATTTCGTAGACAGCATATTATTCTTTTGCCTCTAGATGTTTATTTATTTTTGCTCGCAACTCCTTTGCAAGCTTAAGATTTTTACGATACATGATATATTTTATCACAGGATTAGCAGGATTATTTTTTAACCACCACAATTCCTTTCTAATGTTTGTATTCACTAACTGAAGAACATAATCAAATGCTTTCGCAACATTTGAATCAATGACTATCACATATAAAATAACTCCAAATACCAAAAAAAGCACATATTGTGCTGTCATTGGTGAAACTCCTGATTTCTACGACTATCAAGATATTCTAAAATTTCTGCTCTCCATTCCATTAACTCAAAGAAACATTCTTGATTGTGAGCACATTTTCTGAGTTCATGGTCTGGTTTCAATACACTTTCATAAAAAAGTCCAAGTGCATCTTTGCGCTTTTGTTGTTTATCAGTCATAGAAATTGTTCAAGAGAAGAGGTTGCTTTCTTTTTGATTTTAGAATATTTTTTGATATAATCAAGTGCTTGTTTATACGTTTTTACACTATGCACTTGACTACCATTATGTATAATACAGAACCCTTTCTTCTTTCCTGCTAGTGGAACAGCAGCCCACATTCCATCTTTAGATACAAAACCGTCAGGATCTCCTGATTTTGGATTCAGGAGACTCTGATTACTTACATGAGGTTTGAGAAACTTGGTCATTAGAAGACGGCAGTAACACTCACAACTGTTGCTGTAGGATTACGTGCAAGGGCAGTTTTTTTTGCATCTTCATAGTCCCGTGCTTGTACGATCTCATCAAATACATTACCAGCAACATAGAGTTGAACTTTGCATTTCATGGTGGTGCTCCCTTGATTACCTTTGTATTATAGCAGAGTGGAGCAGGTGATCTGCTCCTGGTGGACAGTTTAGCAAGTGGTCAGTGCTTCTAGTTTATTTCCTGCATTTTTCCAGATTTCACGATAGATTGCATCTGGGTCAGGAACAATAGAAGTATCAATCACATTTGTGATACCATCGTAAATCATATAAACATCCTGTGGTTTGACACTGAATGAGATACGTGCGGTGTTAATACGAAATCTTTTACGATAGAACACACTGGTATCTACCACGGCAATTCTAGCACAAATAGGATCGATTAGAATGTATGAATGTGCTTTTGACTCAAACTGTTTTGCACCACTAGCAGTCTTTTTAATGTCCCATTGTTTAGAATAGAACATCGCTTTCTTGTCCTTACGTGGTAAAAACCCCTTTCCTTGCGTTTTCACGTCCGTCAGGTGCTCTAGGTCATACCGGCCATCGGGATCATTGAAATCTTCCTTCTTGTTAGGTTTCAGGTCAATATACTGCCCTACAATATCAATAAACCCATATTCGATTGTTTCACCACGGGCAAAACAGTCAATTCCATGTGCAGAAGGGTACTCTAGAGCAACCATCTTCGCCTGATTGCAGAAATTTTGGTAAATGTCATCAGGAAGAGAACGAAGTTCCTGAACCAGTTCAATAGTGGTTTTCATGATCAACGACGAATAACAGAGATGGCAGGTTGACCCTGCTTGAATACGGTATCAACGACTGCCTGAACGGACTTGGCAGTGCTGATGCCCACTTTATCATAGACTGGAACACAGACCAGTCCAAAGGTCTTCTGAGACCCTCCCAGACGGATGACACGACCGATTGACTGAGAGATGCCGATATAATCCATGTTTCTCATGAACAATACTGCCTCAAGTCCACTGACGTTGATACCTTCAGACAAAATAGAGTGATGAAGAACAACAAACTTTTTGTTAGGATCTTTGCCCCATGCATTCAGAGTATCAAAGAATACCTCACGATTGACTTTCTGACCATCAATGATTGCACCAGTCTTGGATGTAATATACAGACAGGAATAACCACGTTTTGCCAGTTCATTACGGAAATCAGATTGACTCAGAAGTTTGATAATCTGTTTGGTAGAACGTGCGGCAATGAGGATCTTATCCAGTGAGTTCTCATCAATTGTCTCAATCAAATTCTCACAATCACGGTCGGCAATCATCTGCTTATCCTGAACCATATCCAGTTGCTTTACAACAACCTTAGGTGGCAGAATATATCCTTGCTCTACTAATGTAGGAGCAGGAACATTACAGATGACTTTACCGTAGACCTCATAATCATTCATCCCTGGCTTGTAAATAGAGAGAGAATGCTTAGGAGTAGCAGTGAAGAAGTAACACCGATCAGCATCAGCAGAAAAGTGCTCCGTAGCAGGGAAAAAGTTACGTTGGACTGAGTTATGTGCTTCATCAAAGTATATCGTGTTGACTTCGATGTCTGCTTCTACAAGACGATGTAGAGAGTGATATGTGGTAAAGATTACTACATTCTCACCAGCAGTTCTAGCAGTATTTACAAAAAGATTAATCTTTTCTGCTTTTGTTGTGGAGAAGTGTGAAGTCTCACCACTATGAACATGCATCACATGTGTGTGAGTTGTATCGATTACCTCAAGAAACTCACTACAAAGTTGCTCTGCAAGCAAAATACGGGGTGCTACAACAACAATAGTAGAACCATTATCAATATACTTTTGATTCTCAATAATATCGTGTATCATACACAAAGTCTTACCACCACCCGTAGGGATGATCAACTGACCTTTGTCATATGCCAGCATCTCATTCAGTGCTTTGCGTTGATGGGGTCTGAGAGTGATGGTCAAAGGTCTCCCTCGATTACCTTCTTATTATAGCAGAAAACCGTCCCCAGTGCGACCTGGTGGACGGTTCTTAATGTGTCTTATAGCTTCCTCTTCAACCCTAACAAAGGTAGTCTACAGTAGTTTTAAAGTCTTGTCAAGTCCTTATACTTGAAGTATCATTACAGAGTAACTTCTACTTCCAGCACTAGAACTGAAAGTTATTTTGAATGAATTTGTTGCTTTATCTGCTTCTGGAACAGTAAAGGTTGATGTTCCTTGATTTGAAACTATTACAGTATAATTTGCAGATGGTAATGTATTACTAAATGTAAAATTGGCATCATTACCATCATTTGATACTGATAAGTTAAAAGTATCACTACTAACTATACTTCCACTATCAATAGTACTAAAAGCAACAACAGGACTTAAGTTTCTAAATGATGATGCAGTATTTCTGATTTGAACTGCATCTCTTGAGGAGTTATATACTAGTCCTCCAGGAACAAGTCCATTTGGAGTAACTTTCTTTGCTTGATCTCTTCCAGTATCAGTTGTACTCTGCCATAAATTGCTAACAGTAGATATCTCATCTTCCGTCAATGATGGTGGAATAAAATAACTATTCATTGTTGTAGAAGCAGCTCCTACATCAAATAAAGATCTTGCAAAATAAGTATTAACTCCAACTTTTGTTAGATACTTATCCGTATCATGATTAGTTGGAACCATACCTAGATTAGTTGATCCAAATCCAACTGCAGTTTTTCCAAGATTTGGAATAATTAATAAATTATCAACAATAAGAGATGCTGCACCAGTATCAACTTGGAAATTTCCATATGATAAAAATGGAACTGTAGGACCTAAATCGCTTGGAATCGTTCTGGGATCTGATGGAAGTGTTCCATCAGTATTAGTTGTGATGCCAAGAGATCCTCCACCAAGACCTCCTACTGTCGCATCACCATAAACAAATACATCCCCGGTAATTTGAACTTTTTGGGTTTGGTCACCTTGATTTACAAAATTATTTTTATTAGTTGTTCCTATACCAACACTACCTAAAACAAATAGGTCAGAATCTCCCCCTTCTGCACCACTCAATCCAATTACTACACTTTTACCTGCTCCTACTTGAACATTGTTTATACTTAAATCATTAAAAGTACTAATTCCAGTTAAAGTATTGAAATTTTGACTATCTGATACTGGTAATGCACTTCCATCACCTAGAGTCATTGAATTTCCACCAGTTCCTGTAACAGTTAAAATACCAACAACTTTTCCATTTCCAGTAATAAGAGCATCACCACCAACTTCTAAATTATTTTCTAATGAGGATCCATCACGATTAATACCAACTTTTCCATCATAAGTAACTTCAAATTGTTTTGTATTGTTATATTGAATATCAAAACTTTCTGTGTTTCCTACACCGGTTCCTTCGTGAAGATTAATACGAACTCCACCAATATCATAGTTATTAATGTCTAAACGACCTGTTGCTGGACTATAAAGTAATTGAGCACTACTATTACCAGCACCAACAGATTTACCAATACTTATAGATGAATCATCTTCACTTGTAATAATAAGGTTTGCGGGAGTTGGTCGATCAATTCTTATATCATTAAACGAACCTATACCAGTAACTGTGACATTTTCAATGTCAGCATCTGTAAGAGTGGCATTTGTAATTGTTCCTGTTCCTACTTTTAGGAAACTGCTTTCTAAGGTATTTGCAATAATACTTCCAGTTGTATTTGCATCAAAAGATGAAGATAGTGTAGTTACTAAATTTATATTAGAAGTTCCATCAAATTCTTGTGATACGTTTGATACTACATCACCAGTAATTTCAAATATTGTTGTAGTTTCTAATTTACTTGCAATGGAGGAAAGTCCAGTAACATCTCCAGTTAAATTGCCAGTTACATTACCAGTCACTGACCCAATAAAATTACCTGCGGCAGTAACATTACCACTTACAATAATATTGCCATTTGTCATTCCTATGCCAATTCCTGTGGCAGGATTCTCTTCTATTTGTAAATTATATTCTGGATTATCTGTTCCAATACCAATTGCTCTAAATGTATGTAATCCTACTCCTGCAACCCAACCAGTCGTTGAAATTGCAAAAATATTTTGAAGTAAAGAAGCATCCCCAACAAACTGTGTTGCCGTAATTATACCACTACTAGGATCTATATTGACTGCTCCTACTTTAACATCACCATAAAAGTTTGATGTTTGTGCAACACCTAAGGTTGTTGTTGTTGTAAGTCCACTAATTTGTGCATTACCAATCAAATCAAGGGATTCAGTAGGAGTCGAAGTCCCGATTCCTACCAGTCCATTCGCATTTACGATGAAATTATCATTATCAACTTGAACACCATTCCTAAAATTAAATGACTTCCTAATATTTGCCATTACTATAAGCTTTAGAGTTATTTATCGGATAATTTTTGCTCAAGTGCCTCAACCTTACCGGAGAGTTCTTTAATTGCCTCTACAAGTAATGGAACTATCTTATGGTAATCAACTGCGAGATATCCACTATCTCTCGTTATAACTGCTTCTGGAAGAACTTTTTCAATCTCTTGTGCAATTAGTCCGACATCATTTCCAGACTTATTAGACTTATCATTCCAGTCAAATGTATTACCACTGATTGAAATTACTTTTGTTAAAGGATTATCGATTGGAGTAATATTATCCTTTAATCTTTCATCGGAGGACCAGAATGCGGTAATATCATCAGTTACACTCAAAATACCGGTGATTGTAGTATTCCTTTGAATTTCAACAATAGCACCTTCTATAGCACTTAATTTAAGATTGCCTGTAGTGGTGTCAATAGTATTATCATCAGTTTCTGCAATTTGAATATTGCCCAGTGTTGCACCAGTTCCTACTAAACTTGCAAAATTAGTGGATCCACTGACATTAATATCACCAGTAATACTTACACTACCTCCAACAAAAAGATCTTTAGCAATACTAACACCACCATCAATCACAACAGAACCATTTCCAACACCAACTGATTGTGTCGAATTAAGTATTCTTAATTTTCCGGGAAGTGATAAGGTATTTTTAATTCTTACTTCACCACCAAAAGTAACAGGTCCATCAAACTGCGAAAGAATTTGTCGAGAATCACCACCTTCAACAATGATTCTTTCTTTAACAGTAATTTCGTCAAAAATTGCACTTAATCTTGCTGGATCTTCACCAGCAACTGTTGGAATTGGAGTATCAAATGAAGTTTCCTCACCAGTCGAAGAAGATTTCTTGGTGTTACCAATATAGAAGTCACCTCTATTGTTCATACCAGTATAAACAACAATACCAGCAGATCTTTCTTGAGATTGTGTTAAGAACTCTTCTTTTTCTGTTAGAGTTCTTGTTTGAATTTGTGGCAAACCTGTTGAGTAATTGCCTGGACCATATCCAAGATATTCAAATGTGTGACCAGATGCACGAATAATTGATGGTCTACGGAACTCAACAGGGATTGTATTAATTTTTTTGACTAATGAAGTATCAGAGTGTATTCCCAGATTTGATGAGAAAACACCACGAAGAACGGTTAATTTATTTGTCCCTTCAAGTGTTGAGGATGCGACTCTCATAATCTCATCATCAACTTGAATATATGTTCCAAGTGGGAACCTTTCTGTAATTCCAATACCAGAAGGTGAACCAGATTTTGGATGCTCAACAGGAATTAATGATGTAGTAATACTAATATTATTTCCACTATTACTAATAGTAAGAGAATCACCGGCATAGAAAGTTCTTTGTCTACTTGCTATATTTTCTATACTTGAATCGGATATACCCGAATTAGATGAGAAATTATGCTTAAGTATAAACGCAGGACTTGTTAGTTCTGAGGTAGTTTCTGCGGTAAATGTAGTCACATTTACTTTAGATTTTACAAGATAATCTCCAAGATTGTTACTACTCGCATCAATTGTTCTAAATTTATTTCCGGCAACTAATCCGTGTGCAGATGCACATGTAAAGGTTGTAATTCCACTTAAGAATGTAGAAGAACTTACTGAAATTGAGGTTCCACTAGGAAGAGCAATATGATTTGCTATTATATCTGGATCACCAGAAGTTTTAGCAATAGAAATTCTATTTGCAGTCGGAACACTTGTAATTCTATAATATGCATCAGAAACAGTTGCAATACCAGTAATCTGAACTACATCACCAATTGATGTTGTAATACCAGCAGTTAAAATACTGATAGCACCATCTTTATTACCACCTATTGCAGCATTATCAAAATAAAGGTTACTTCCACCTGAATAACCAGATCCTGGTGCCTGAATTTGGAAAGATTGGATTGCACTGGTGGCTACACTAACTATTGCTGTAGCACCATTCCAAGTATCATATGTATTTTCATTATAGAGTTTTACATTATAATATGTTCCATTAGTTCTTGTTCCTGATCCTGCAGTAAAAAGACTAGCAGTAGAAATACCACTAAATGCATGGTTTCTAGTAAATGTTACAGTCGAAATACCACCACTCTCTGGTAGAATAGAATCAACAATAAGACCACCACCAAGTTTTGTCATAAAAGAATCTGCTGATTCTTTCGTAACACTTCCTTTTAGATCACTTGTATGAACATCACCAATTGGAGAAGAAAGTGCTTTTGATTTAGTTGATCCTGGATTATCGTTTATATTATCTCTATCAAGTTGTGGATACAAATCAGTAACATTTTGTCCATATTTTAAATTTGTAAATTCTGTCTCAATTTTATTGTCTGCTTTGAGTGCATATATGTGATAAACACCATCTTGCTGATTTTCAATATATTCATTAATTACTTCATTACGATAAACATAGAAATTACTTTGCAAATCATTTCTTTGAAATCTTGGAAGAGTTAGATTTCTGGTACTTGTGTCGTTATTAAAAGACCCAGGATTACCAGTAGAATTTGTATATGTGAATGACATATTATCTGCAGTCACAGATGCAATAGAAAATGTCCCATTGTATCCACTAATCGCAGAACCAACAGTGTTATTAGTGTCTGTTACATTAGTGATAATAACCTGATCACCAATATCAAGATTATGTGGAAGTTCTGTAATTACAGTTGAAGTATTTGTGCTATGAGAACACGTTGAAATAAATCTTGGATTTCTATTATATTCAAAATCATTTAAACCAATTGTTGCTAAAGTAAAGTCTGTATTTTCCCTGACACCAGTTGTGCTAGATTCTTGAATAATAAATCCAGATTCTGGTGTTTTTGCATTTACAAGTTCTTTTGGAATAACAACTCTAAACTTATAAATCTTTTCATCCAAACTTCTATTGTCTGGTTCTCTCCTTATAAAAGTTGGATTTGTTTCTTCACCAATACCAGAAACACCTAAATCGTTTAAAGTAGAATAAATTCCATTTGTAGCGTTTACCGTAATATACCAACGATTTTGTGTAGAATCAAATTGAACAGGACTACCAGCATCACCAGCAGATTTATCAGTAACTCTACTTATAACTCTAAGATTACTACCTCCATAAAAAGTGATGAAATTGTTATTATCAGCATCTGTTTTTGTTGATGCTAATTGAATTTTTAATCTATCGGCGGTATCTGTTGCATCTGCAAGAGAGATTGCATAATAAGACTTATGAGGTTCAATGTTTTCTGGATAATCGGCAGAATCACTTAAAATAATAATTTCCTCACCAGTTTGCAATCCATTATTCAAACCAATGCTTAATTTACTATTTTCAATGCTAAAGACATTAAATTCTATAAAGGATGATGTTAGTTCATCCTGCATGTAAATAAATGCTTCACTAGTTCCTGATCCAACATTTACAAATAATTTATCGTTTACTTTTGCTCCAATACGATATCCTTGAGTTAATACATTAGGAACATTGTCTTCAGATTCGAATCCAAGAAGATATAATCGGTTAGAATTGCCAACAGCAGTAGTAACTCCAACATCAATACTTAACCAATCAATATTTTCTTCTGCTTCATTTGTTGATCTTGGAGGAATAACATTTGTAATGAATGCCTTATTATCTTTAGAAAATGCCTCTTTTTTAAATCCATCTGCAACCAAAGACAATTGTCCAAAATTAGAGTTGGAGTTTGTGATTGATGCATCTCCACCACTTTCAATAGAAAAGTGTTTGTTATATCCAATGGCAAACACAGAAACAATCTGTAGAATTGAATCATTTATGACACGAATATGAGTTTGTTCCCATCCTTTACGGTAAATAGCATCAGTATCTAAATGATAAATTTGATTTGTATCTGTAGATGATGATCCATTCGATAAATTTGCACCAGATTCTTTGATTATATCAATTCCAGCGTATCCTCTAGAAGTTTTATCATATTTTACAAATGCGCGATCATCTTTTTGAAGGCTGACACCCGTAAATTGGGCAACAACCATAGAACGGAATCCAGATGCTTTACTTCCATCTGCTAACATTCCATTCATTCCAAAAACAGAACGTAATGAGATGTTAAAAATATAAGGAGATGCACCAGATACAGTATCAGTTTCAATTGTTACTACTGCTCCAGATGCAGTTCCTGGTGTTGGAAGATTCTTTCTGAAGGTTGGAAGGAGATATGTAAAAATTCTTGGATTGGTAGCATCAACACTTTGAACTTTTGTAGAAATATTATAATCTGTTGGTGAGACACCACTAATTTTAATTGGTGTTCCTACAGTAAGACCATGATCAGTACCAGTGGTTACTGTAACTCGATTATTTGGTGTTCCTCCAGATCCTGCTTCGATTGCAGAAATTGAAATTGGATCTGATGCAAATGCTCCAACAATCTCCCATTCGGGTCTTTGTTTTGCAAATCCATCAGGATCTGTGGGATATTTACTGTCAATATTTCTGTCCGGACTTCCTGATGCCGTATTATATGCATTTGAAAGTTTTGCATAATACATATCAAGGTCGGTTAAATCATAACCACTTACTAGATTCACACCATCAGCATACTCAAAACAAGTCAGTTTATGGTGAGAGAAAATTGGTTTTGATTTATTATTTACCGAAAAATCTGATGGGTCGGTGTAAACAGTTCCAATTTCATTTCCATCAAATAAGGAAAACTGCCAGAAATAACAAGTACCGGTAATTCTGAAAATGGCAGAATTGGATACATTAACATCAGTTGGGTTTGGAACATAAAGTGGGCGTATTTTAGTTTTTCTTAAATCTAAACCAACAATAGAAGTTCCACGAGGAACAATTACACCACCATTTACACTATTAAACTTATAAAGAACGTTATCTTCTTGTGTTAGATCAAAATTTGTGGCCAAATCTAAATCTAATATTGTTTGCGCTCCACTTTGAGTTCCACCGGGAGAGACAACTTGTGCTCCTCCACTTACATTCTTAATATAAAAACCTGGTCTGTTATCAACTATGTGCTCACCAGGCATCAAGAGAATAGTGGTTCTCTCAATTAAATCATTACTATTTCCTTTTACATATGAAAATCTTGCCGATTCTATAATAGCTCTTTGAATCGTTTTAAATGGACGAGCAAGTGAATTACCTTGATTATCAATACTATCAGTCGAGTCTAAATCTGATGGACTTACATACAGTATACGACCTTCAGTATTCTTAATGAAATTGTCAAGCTTATTGAGTGGCATCTTATTACGATTTCTAGGACATTTCTATATTTTATTTATCCCAGTAAATCTTCCTCTCCATTATAAAAACTTTGTATTTCTTCTGGTAAGTTCTCGGGATTTAATATTTCAATATCATCAAAGCAAGGATGGCATTGTTCCATTATCAAATAATTAGAACCTTTGTAAATATCTTCTACAGAATATTCTTTGTTATTGTCTGCTTCTTTTATTATTTCTCGATCATAAAAATAACCCACAGGTAAATCATCAAATGTAAATGGAATATCATTTAAGAAGAACATCTTGACTATCATCCTATAGTCATTATACCAACACTTCTTTGTGGTTACTGTATAAGACATAATAATATTATTCTTTCTTTTATTTATTTTCATAAAAAAGGTTCCCGCACCACCAGGAACCTCATGTTATTCACTCACCAAAAGGAAACCCTATCATATAATCTTCATTTCTCGCAGAGTGACTTTACATATAGTGGGGCTAACTCCTTCCCCTGAGTGCGAGTAGGGAGACTTGAACTCCCACGAGATTAATTCTCAACAGATTTTAAGTCTGGTGCGTCTACCGATTCCGCCATACTCGCGGATGCTTCCTGAGAGGATCGAACTCTCCTTAGGCAAATTATGAGTTTGCTGCATTCACCAGATTGCTAAGGAAGCAGATACCCGTGGATGGATTTGAACCATCTCAAAGCCTCTAATCTGGAGGAAAAGGTTTATAAAACCTCTCTGACTACCAAGTCTCACGGGCTGATGATGAACTACTGAGCTTCGTTATTTTCCTCAGTGTGTATTCGTATTAGTTCATCATCAGCAGGCATCATGACTGCTGCCTTACCATCTTCTCTTACAATACCTATGGTTTCACCGTTTTCGACTCTTTCCATAAGTTTGTCAAAATTGTCTTCCCATTCTTTCAGGGTAAAAATTTCCATTTACACCTCCAGTGGTTCTGCATAAACCAAAGCATCTTCGGGACAAGTATTACGGATGACCTCAAGAACATTCATGAACTGATCCACAGTATCACAAACAATTTCTTTGGTGTCTCCTTCACTGGAATAGATGTAGATTGTGCGTTTGGTAGGGTCTACAACACAACGTGTGAGAAACTCGTCTTGCATGGTGTCTTGGTTGCTTACCTTGTTATTATAATGCATTTGAGTGCTGGTGTCAACTGTGCCGGTTCATGAACCGAACCTTTAACTTTCAATTGTATTAATTACAGTATTATTAATATCAATTTGGTCTTGAACTTTATGTTCTCTACTTGCATATCCCCAAACAAATACTTCACTTGTTGTTTTTCTATCTTTTATTGTATTAGTTTTTGTAATTAAATCACTATCAATTTGAGATCTGAGCACATTAATCTCATTTGCAAGTATTATTATTTCTGCAGTTCTATCTGCACAAATAGTGGGAGGTGTGGCTGGAGCAAGAGCATTATTAAATACCGTTCTATAAATTCCAACATCAGATCCACCATTTTCTGTAAATCCAGAAAAATATCCTTTACCAGAGTTTGATGTGGTTAATGTAATAGTATCATCAGAATTGAATGGAACCTCTGCCGTAGGGTCATCTAGTCCACCATACTTCTTGATGAATGGATAATCATCCGTAATAGTAACTCCAACTCCAATAGTTACTCCATTAATAATCGCATCAGCACCAGATGTTCCAAGGCCAACACTACATCCGGCAGAAATAGCTTCTGTAACTTTATCAAAAATTAATTGTTTTTTCTCGTTTATCTGTGTCGCAATAGAAATGATTTTATTATCAGATACTTTAGCATAAGTTTCAAGTGCCCCAACTTCTTCAGAGTATTGTTTAGCTTCATCAGATCTTGCAGTATTATCTTTTTTTACTGGAGATTTTTTTTCTACAGAAGACTTACTCCAAGTCCCATCACCATTTTGATTGACAGAAACTTCTTCAAATTCTTTTGATGGAATAATCCCTTCCGAAGAATCTTGCCCATTTTGGCTTAAATTTTGATTATCTTTTTTTAGAAAATCTAAAGATAAATTATTTTCAAATGACATAATTACCTCCTATCATAGTTCCAACCAGCAAGAGAATATTGTGAATTATCTCCGGGATAATCTGCCGGTGATTGTCCTTCATATTCTACTTGCAATTTATCCTCCAATATTCTCTCCGCAAATACGGTGTAGTTGCAATTTATTGCATTACCAGAATTATTACCAATAATAATTTTCGTGCCTACAATTTCTTTGACATATAATTCTTGGAATGATCCAATAGAAGTCAAATTAACTGTAATACTCTCAGTATCTATAAACTTTTCTGTCCAATATTCTGGAAGTTCGATAACATTAGAATTTTTAAGTTTTCCTCTTAAATATGTTCCTACTTCGGGACCTTCTAAACAAATATATCTAAGTCTATGAGTGTCTGATTTTGTTGGATGTGGAATATCAAAACCTTTTCCAGCAACTGCAAGTTTTCCGACAACATATCCATACCATGATAATCCACCAATTGTAATATTTGGAGCACCAATTGTTACATTTGCTCCGGCAATTACAGTGCTTTTGCCGACAATATCTACACTTTTACCTGCAATTATATTTGTTGCTCCAAAAAGTTCATTTGAGGTTACGGCACTTCTGAATTGAACTCCACTTACACTCGATCTTCCAACAACACGATGGTCACCAATATAAGTTGTTAGTGAAATCTGATGCAAATTTATATTTCCTGGTGCTCCTGTATATGCAAATGGACTATCAGGACTCATTCCTACATTACAAGTTCCCTGACCATATTGTAAGAGTGCTGTAGTTCCCAAATATCCATTATAAATTGCGGCAGTTCCTGGTTTCCAGAAACCCTTTGGAATATTTACTGCACTTCCGGAAATTGCACTAAAAACATCTAAAGAACCGGCATCTAAACTTTGAAAAGCCATTATTTACAAGTCTCCGCAATATCTGTAATTAAGTCGGCAACGGGACCAGGAATAAATGTGCCTAGTATTCCTGAAAGTGGCGAACCCTGAATAACATCGGCATATAATAACCTCAAATAACCCTTTGCATTTAGAGTTATACTATCGGCAGATGTTACACAGACCTTACCACCGGCAAGATTGAGTTGTTCATCTGCTTTCATAGTAATATGATCATTTGCCTTAATTAGGATTGATCCGTCACTCTTATCACCAACAGTTTCAATGTATATATTTTTTGCAATGAGTTTGATATTTCCGTTTGCGGCATTTAATACAATATCACCATTTTCACATACAATTGACTTGGCAACATTCTCTTTTTCGTCTTCATTTCTTCCTTGAGCAAGATTAGTTCCTAAAATTTCATGAGAACAACCAGGAACAATTTGCGTATTACTTCCATTGAGACTATGTATCTGACAATATCCACTTTTCAGCATCTCAATTTTATTGGTGTCAATGTCTTCACCAACTTTATCTTGCTCACCAACCGGACCCATAATAATGGTGCCATATTGGTTATCTGAAACAATAACTTCTGGGGGTACTGGTTTTGTCATTATATTTTACCTATACAATATAATTTAATATCCACCATATCCACCTCCTGGTGATGGACTTGGTGCTGGTGCTGGTGCAGGACTTGGTGCTGGTGCAGGAGCAGGACTTGGTGCTGGTGCAGGACTAGGAGATGGTGTAGGACTTGGTGCCGGTGCAGGACTAGGAGATGGTGCTGGTGCAGGACTAGGAGTAGGAGATGGTGTAGAGGTCGTATATGGTTGAAGAGAGAATGTGGAAGCACTAATAGTTTGAGTTAATTCCCTTCTATTTTGTGTATTAACAACAGAAGATTTTCCAACGCAATCAACAACACGAACAAGATCTTTTCTTGTAAATCCTCTTTCTACTAACACACTTCTTCCTCTTAATGTATCAATTGGTCCATCTAATTCCAATTGAATGTCACCTACAGACTCATCAAAGTCTGAAACACGAGTGAATGATAGTATTGGTTCAATAATAGCTCCTTCACCTGTTGGACTATTTATTTCAATATCTGGATACCCTGGAAGACCACATGCATTTGTTCCGATTTGGATACTGACAATTTGTCCAAACTCAGTCATTTGAACAGTTGCCTCAAGTCCTGGAATATCTGGAGTAATAATTATACTATCATTTGTAGTATATCCTACACCAGTATCTAAAATTCTAAACCCTTCTAAACAAATAACAAAATCATTTCCACTCGGTTGACCAGTATCTGATGGAGGATCAAACTCAGTTCTACCATCTAATGGTGGTGCAACTGGTGTTGTTGTAAGTATTATATCAGTAACTTGTCCACCAGAGGAACCATTAGAACCATTAGAACCAGAGGAACCATCAGA